GCTGTCCTCAGACAAATCATCATACCCATTGTCGGCCTGTATGATGACGTCCAAGAGAGGACTGCTTAAGTATCGCCCCTCTGTAAAGGCGACGCCAACCAGTTGTGTCAAGTTGTGCAAATCTTCCACAGAACAGCCGTACCGCTGGGCGAAGAGCTCCCAAACGGTCGCGTCATAATGTGGTTCAGGGTCATCTACGAGCCAGCGAGCGCTGCCTCTGGACAAACCGACCATATCGGCCAATTTATTGTCCTCAGCGATGGCGCCCACCACCGGGTAACCCCTCCCGCACATGTAGAAAACAGCATTTCGTCGCGCTTTCTTCGCGTCAGCCAGATCGCTAACACGCGTACTCGCGTCGACTACACACATGTGAGCTAGGAACCGCCCAGGAGGGGGTCCAGAAAATAGCTCACCACCAGTCAACCAGAAAAACCTGCCAGAGAAGGTGGCCAGGTTGTGAGGGTCAGATCCTCCCTCTATAGTGGCGGAAGCGCCAAGAGCTCTGAAACTTGAGGCCAGATTTTCGAGAGTAATCTCACCGGCTTCCTCACAACGCAGTGCCGCCATAGCAGCGGTCACCATGTGAGTGGCTCCGGTTTGGGGATATCCTGAACCGAGGACGCAGCGTGAGACACTGTGTTGCACATCCTCGGTTTTCTCGAACAAACGTATCTGAATTTTCCCTTCCATCAAGTCGCGAGACAGCGGAAATTGGAACACTTGCTGCTCCAACATACCAATCTCGAGCTCCGCCAAGGCTCTCCTTATAGATGGAGAGCTACCACGCCTAGTTGCCTCGAATATGTACCGCGTAAACAATCCGTACGGTCCACGAGAGTGCGCCTGTGCTTCGGCGCGCTCCAAATCGAGGCCACTCACCTCACGCGTTATCGGATCAACAAACAGTCCGTCGTCGCCATTGGAGAGGTATAGACCCTCACCTGCAGCTAAAACTGAATTTGACATCTCCATCAACCGGCTGAAAGTCATGCCGGGCAACATGATAAAGACAAAATGGCGCCCTCCAGCGCCAAATTTCATCCCATTAATCATTTCGAGCGTGAACTTTATGGCCGTGTCCAACAAGCGAGTCAAACCCAATGGTCCATTCTGTGGCACGTTGCAAATAGCACGCGGCCGCGAAACTTTGTACCGATTGGGTATCGTCAACTCATTCTTCACGAACACTTCAGTGATCAACACTCCAGAAGTTATGTCAAGAAAACTGTCTGCGTATTCCTGCCCCCGCTTAGCGCTCCGCGCCTTGCTGATCATGGTGCTGTCGTCTTCCTCAAGACCGGCATCGTACTTAAAATTCTTCAACCCCACACGTTCGGTCAAGCGCTTGAAAGTGCGTGCGCTTATGTGTGTGTCGGGAAGGTACTTTCCATTGCAAAGACGGGCGAGCAGGGCTCGCGTAAGATTGGCCCTGCATGTGCCATAGGCGCACATCAGAGCCATACACTCACGGGTCAAACCACCCACGCAATAATAATGAGGGCGATCGTTATCGGGCTTACAATCGCATCCAAATACTCGCATGAAATCCACCAGTTCTGTAGGCCCACCACTAAGACCATGCCAATTTCCGCCCAAAACGCGGAAGGTAGGCTTGGTAACGGAGTCTGAAGGCAAGTACCAATCGTTGCACTTTATCATCGTGCAATCGTGGTCGCGTTCGCAGCGATCTGCTACGCACTTACCATATATAACTCCGTCTGGCGGCCAAGGCTGAACGGGGCCCAGTAGAGCTGGGCTTGAAATTCGCATGCGTTTCCTCACTTTCTTAACGCAGGTGTACAGTACAAGAAGGGCGTAAAAGACCAACGCCCCGCCCATCATGATTTCAAGGTAAGATCTGTGCATGTTTCCGTCGGCTGCCGCAATGCTAGGTCTCAAGGTGACCAACATCCACCAAGAGAGTCCGAAGACTATTACAGTACCAATTAAGGCACCGAAACCCCAAAGAACTCGCATCGCGTGGCGTAACCGCTTACTCCACTTTCGCACATCCTCATAAACCACTTGAGCTGCAGCAACTGTGGCACGACTTAAGCTCTTGCGCATGTCTGCTGCTAGGAATACTTCACTCCCCACCACATGAGCGGCGGAGACATCTGCTTGCGCGGCATCACTCATTATACTGTAAGTGATTACTGCGCATGCGTTCACGTCAGCCACGTCGCCAAGCAGCTCCAAGGCTGCGGCGCGTGCGTTCTGAGCTGACGCTACTGAAGTACTATAGGCCCTAGTAGCATAAAATTTCACTACTGCTTTATCGTATTTCTCTTTATTCACTGATACTGTGTACTTATCTGCTGGTCCAGTCAAGCCCCACCAATTGAGAAAAGCACTATACCAACCCCCATCGCGATATACCTCAAAGGTTTTCTCGGTCTGGGGCTTAGTAAAAATTGATCTCGCTTTCTCAACAATACAGGATACTAAACACTGGAATCCATTCACGCCGACGTCAGAGCAAACAACGGCTGGGTAAATACTATACGCTCCCCAAGTAATGCTGGGGGGAACGGGACCTCCGTCTACTGTGTAAGTCGCTAACCCGTCATCATCATCAACCTGAAGAAGCAGCCTGGACTTACCGGCAACCGCAACTACCTCGGGTTTCTGCCCACCATGGTCATAATAGGAACGGCCTTCAACGGCACAGAACCAGTTAAACCAGAGGGTGGTACCCAAAGGATATTTGATGTTATAATCGGAGAAAAACGATTGGCCTGCTACCAGGTCAACGAAGAGAACCGCACATTGGGCCGGTCCTTTGTCCTCAATGAAAGCGGGGCAGGAGCATTTGCCTCCCACCCCACAAGAAATTCCACTCGGGTATACTGCCTCATACCTCTTGTGAGTGTCGTAATCGGTGCCTTGGGCCATACAAAACCGGACGTTAGGGATAACCGTCCTTATGGATTGAGCCACACCCGGAGAAGCACCGTTCACGATTAAATGCCTCAGCCCTTGCTTCATGTATTTCTGTAAGGCCGCCAAGACCAAACAGATTCTAGCAAAAGCTGTCAACCTATGGGGGTTGTAGACCAGGCGTCCATGGACGCGTTTGGCCTCAATGTCGAACCTCTCGGTATCGACCGCGAAGGCTGCAAAGAATTGTTCTTGAGTGTCTAGCGCAATATCCTGCTGCGCTGCATTGCCACTCTTTACTAAAATCCTTGTTCGCCTCCTCGCCCTCAAAGACTCAGCCCCATCACCAGGGGGTGAGCCACTTGCGCTTACGCGCACGCCTGATAGCACTTGGTTCAACGTGCCAATTACCGCGCGGGCTCGCGGTGCAGGTCGGGAAACCTGCGAACCTTTACCTTGGTCCATCGGACCTATTGGGACACCGTCCCGTGAATTTGCCCCAGCATTAATAATGCTCGGGTCTTGAGCTGCGTCGTTAGCAAGATCAATAGACATTTCTTTGATTATCTTACGGGACC